CAAAAGATGTTCCTGTTAAAGTAAGACCGTTACCTGCTGAATAGGAAACTCCTGCACCAGTCTGTGCCCAAGTAAGAGCAGTAGTTCCTAAATTAATTGGCCCATCGGTAGTCAACTGCCAAGTAGAGTTTCCTAGATTTGCAGAACCTTCAGATACAAATACTTGGGTTCCTGGTTTAACCTCTTCGCTAGAATCCGCATCTGCGGAACGAGTTAGGGCCGAGCCAGCTCCGTTGAAATCATAAATACCATTTTGACTAGCAGTTGATTGTGCAGCTAGCAAAACTCGATCACCATTGCTTAAAGTTACACCGTCAATAGCTGAGCCAGGAGAAGCTAATGAAATATTACTGGTAGCTACTACACGTACAGCTTCTTTTCTAGAGGTTACCCCTGCAATTAATCTACGAGCTGACTGTAAGTTAACGGCATCAGTATCAGCCTGCGGGTCAGCTACCGCAATCAAACGCTGATTACCAAAATTCTTTCCTGTACCCAAGTACTTGGTTGTCATACTAATACCGCCTTACCCGATGTTGGAAGTGCAAAAACAACAGTTATTTGATTAAGGCTATTATAAAAAATATCTGCCTCGAAAAGGTTGCCCTCATCATCAATCAAAGTAACTTGAGGATACTTATTAAGATTATGTTCTATAATCCATGCGGCGGAAGGTACTTCTTTTCTATCATATACCATATAAGGTGAAGAGGACCCCGCAGTAGGATTTGCAGCAAAATAATTAATTAAGTTTCTAGCTATTTGCTCATCAGAAACTCTTACATTTCTAATCATTGTCATTAAACGTGTCTGAACAAGATTTGATGATGAAGAAGTTACTTGCTCCATTCTTAATCGCCTCCTATCTGTTATTAGCTATCGACAGAAAAAGGGACTGCAATTGCAGTCCCTTTAACCAAAAAGCAAACTCAGAAAATGAATGTACCCATAGCTGCGCTGGTACGAGCATTCAGAGAAGTAATAGCATTAGAATCTGCACCAGAAACTAGAGCTAGTTTTAGTGCACCACTGATAACAATATTACCCTGCTGCTCGCCGGTATTAGTGTTAACAGCACGACGTAGAATACCTACTGGAGTACCAAGTCCATTAGCGCCACCATTAGTGTAAACATAGTAACGCTTATTGCTAGAATGCTGAGCAAGTACAGTACCTGCTGGAAGAATCCCCTGGTTAGCTGCGAGAGTTACACCCTTCTGACGAAGACCTACAGCAGAGTAAAGAATCTCTGTAGGAGCATAAGAATGGGTAGGGCTCACAAAGCCAGGTGAAGGAATCTTCTCAAAAGAATCATTCGCCATTAGTAATCAACCTTTCCTTTAATTCAATTCCTTAGACAGTGCGACTAAACTGGGCTAGACGCTCAATTTCAGCGGTTACATCTGTCTCTTCTACCTTATTCTCGTTAGCCTCGACAGAGGTTCCTACTTCCTTGCCACTTAGATTAACTAGAGGCTCAGAAGGTACTAACTTTTCATACAGACTCTTATTTGTCATGTAAAGCTCAGTCATAGGACCTTCATTTGCTGGCTCAATAAAACCATCACGAATCTTGGTCTTAACTTCGAACTTAGCTTCATTCTCAAGACTATTCTTTTCAAGCTTCTCAATACGATTTGAAAGCTCTACATTATCCTTGGCAAGTTCAACAACTGCTCCAACAACCTGCTCAACATTCTCAGCAGCATTATCATTGGATAGCTTTACTACGCCTAGGTCAGTCAAAGTAGCAACTAGCTTGTTTGAAAGCTCAGCCGCAGGATCAGTATCCTGTGGCTTGGTTGCCTCGGCCTGAAGAGCATCAACGTCAATGCCGTGCTCATTCTTTAGAGCCGCAATTAGCTCTTCCTTAGTCATTGTCTTGTGCTCCTCTACCTCTGGTTCTTCTGCGGAACCGGTATTGTCAATTTCTTCTACAGCCGGTTCAGTTAGAAGAACCGCTTCATCTGAATTATCGGCTGATGCCTTAACAATTTCTTCGTAATCCTCTAAATTAGTAATGTAGGGACGATTAGTCACAGCTACATGACATAAAGTAGGGCCAGCCCTCTTGCCGGTGGAAGTATCAGTATAATCCAAGGACAACATGGCAGAAGCACCAATGTAAGTCTTATTCTTAAACTTTTCAACAGCCTTAGGATCACGTGCATCAATAACAGCATAAACTTTATTGTTCTTGACTTCGATATCAACTACTTCGCCGACATTTCTGTCTGGGTTTTCCACATGCTGATTTGAATCGTTGGCAAGAGGTACTTGAACAATGTCACATACCTTATTGTCGAAGTTCATCTTCAACTTAGTTACGAAAGCATCGTCAATCTTAATACGTGCACCAGTAGCAGGATGAATCAAATCGCCCTTATTAAGAATATGCTTCCTGAACAAGGTGCCGCTACTTTTGCGAGATAACTCAACATTAGCTTCTGACATTTCATCATAAGCTGTGCCATCCTTGCTCGGAATAATAACAAAATCATTCACTATAAACCTCCATTATGCCAACATTAATCTAGATCGGCAGAATTTAAATTTCCCCCAAAAAAGTTGACATGCCTGCATCCCAATGGGTAAGGAATGCTTTCTCGGTCAACCTCTTGCTTAGCTGTCCGTGCTTATTCTGGTAATAAGTTTGCCCATCAATACCTACTACAAGAAATGCTTTTGCATATCCCTTAGCTCTACCGTAACGGCCGGGCTTCAATGTCTTTCCTGCGAACTTTACAAACTCAGGCTCCTTGGCCTCAAAGATTATTTCTTTTTCACCAAGTTCCACCAGAGCATTACGTAAGTCTAGTGTGAACTGATTCATTTCTTTTCGCCTCCTGCTGCATTGGTTCCCCAACCTTTCTTCTGGAATGCTCTCCAGTCAAATTCTCTTCGCAAAGATTTAGTTCCGTCGGGGAATTGGAACTGAACTGTACCATCAGCATAAACCAGAAGTTTAATTCCTTTAGCTTTAGGGTTAGAGAGAATACGTAATACTCCTGCTCCACTTTCAACAGGCTTTCCTGCCCGTACTGGCTGCTTATCACCATGTACACGAGGGTCTGAAGATTTCTGAATAGTGCCTTCAGCAGGTGCAGGAGCCTTACTACGCTTTTGCCCTGTACCTTTCTTTACACTTTGGCCTAATGGAGTACCTATTGGTAAGCCATAACGACGAACACCTTCTTGAGAATTAACTTTTCGCTCAGCCAATTCAATCATTCCAAAATCTTGTGCGTGTGCTAAGGTAAAACCCTCTGGCAGTAAATCAGTTGGAATAGTATTTTCAGGAGATGGCTGACCCTCCGGAGACAATTCGCCGCCCGCATCTACAGCCTCAGCAGTTTCGGCAGCTTCCTCTTCCTGCTCAATAGTCTCATAATCAATTTCGAGTCCAAACTGATCAGACATTTTCTTCTCTAACTCACGGAAGAATTCTGAAGTAAAGTTGCCACCTTGAATTCCAGCAAGACTAGTAAATACATCCTGAATCGCGGACTTGTCATCATCAGTGAACGGACCCCAATGAAATTCAGGATATTTGCCTGAATTGAAGTTCCAATCAATAAAACGAGGAATGATGTAATGATTAATAATAGAAGCAATTTCTGTCATTATAGTTTGGAGCATCATTACGAACAATGAATCAGTTTGCTTACCAAAATCTACTAAGGATGCGTCCCCACCGGTACCTTGATTCTCGTCAAAGAATGCAGCAAGAATAGACTTGGACATTTGGGAATTATGGTGGTTGATGTATGAAAGGAAGTCAAACGAACCACCCTCTTTAAGGAGTTCTACCAAATACCCTTCAGGTTTAGTCATCCACTGAGCTACACCAAGATCTGCTAATCCCATACGGAAAGCAGTAAGTTCATCTGTTGAGTGATCTTCTGGAACTGTACCTACGCGAGTACCTACCGCTGATCTTTGTGCTGCTAGGTGCATAAGATAATAAAGCTTTACCTTCTTGTCATAATGATAAAACGCACTTTCGAAATAGCTAAGTCCGTAGAAACGGTTTTCCTCCTCTTGTGCGGCATAATATACACAAGCATCTCTAGGAATCTTAACATCAAGGATATTGCCGCCTGGCTTTTGAGTAACTTGTCTAAAACCATCAAAGCTTCCATCCTCAGTTACCAAGAACCTCACAGTATTAGCGGGAAGGTAATTTAGCTTCTTTAAGATCCACTTTCCTTTTAGTGGCCCCTTTTTGGCATAGTCATAGACCATTTCGAAAGGGGCGAAGCCATCAAATATTGCTTGAAGCATTTGTGCGATTAC